CTGCCTGGCAAGCAAGTCACGATCAAGGGCACCCCCGAGGGGATCCAGATCCGCGACGCGGGCACGACCGACTACAAGGGTGACAAGATGTACACCCTGTTCGACGCGGACGGCAACGAGATCGGCACCCTGCAGAAAGTGACCCGGACGTCGGCGGTCAAGGCCCCCGGTTCACGGATCGCATCCGGGTTCCGCAAGTCCACCGAGTGGGAGGCCACCGTCAAGGGCGGCACCACCTCCCGAGAGAAGGGTACCGGCTACACCGCCGCTCAGGCATTGGAGCGGATGCCCTCCAAGGCCGAGGTCGATGCCGCCCGGCAACGTCGCCGTGAGCAGAACGCCCGCTCCGCAGGGGCGGAGATCTCCGCCAACGACATGTCTGGGGCCCTTGGGAAGCTGACTCAGCAGGCGATTCAACGCGATATCGCCCAGAAGGAGTATTCCGACCTGCTGGGGCACCCCGACCCGACGGTGCAGGCGCGGGCTCAGAAGCTGCTGGACAACTGGCTGAGGGGCTTGATGACCCCGGACGAGTTCCAGCGGGAGATGCAGGTCGAGAGGGACCGGGCCCAGGGAAAAGCCTGACCCCGCAGGGGGCCCCGGCAGGGGCCCCCGAGACGGCGGGGATCAACCCAGCTAAGGCCAAGAGCGACGCCCAGGATGCGCTCACCAAACTGTGGGCGAAGCTGATCCGGGAGGGCCAGAGCGACGAGGCCGACCGGATCAACATGATCGCGGGCGAGCTGACCACGGGGCTCTACTCGGCTGAGGATGCTCTCAAGCTGGCCGAGCGGGTGGTCCCCGGCGGGATCAAGTCGGTTACGAAACCCAAGGCGAAGCCCAAGGGCACCGCCCCCCGGACCACACGGGCCGTCCCGACCGCGACCCAGCTACAGACGAAGCTGTCACGACAGTATCGCAAGCTGTTCCGCGAAGGCAACGAGGGCAAAGCCAACCAGGTCAACCGGATCTCGCTCGAACTGGCCCAAGCCAAGATCGACGTACCTACCGCGCTGGAGCTGTTGGCCGAACTGGAACAGCCGGTGGACCTGCGGTCCCGCGAGTTCGCCAGCACCCAAGCGGCCCAGGACGCACTGGACGCACTGCGGGCCACCAACCTGAAGCCAGCCGACTACCTGCAAGTGTCGGAGCTTCAAGGGAAGCTGCTACGCGGCGAGGGGATCACCCCCGCCGAGGTGGCCAACGTGGGTTACTTCTCGGGAGCTACCGACTGGGTGGGCAAGCAGGTAGCCGGGGCGCTGCCCGCCACGGCCACCCGTGCGGTCACGAACAGCATCGTCAGCGAAGCCGACGACCTCGCCCCGACCGTGCTGGACCTGTATCACGTCCCGCCCGGCAAGACCCCCTACGACGTACCGGACCTGGGTGGGAAGCTCGAAACCGAGATGGTCCGGTTCTCCGCCACCCCGATCGACGGCGGTCTCACCGAGATGGCCAAGATGCGGGGTTGGAAAACCCCCCAGGTCGGTACCGCCGGACAGGTCCAGGACAAGATCGACTCGGGCTGGATCGAGATCTGGCGGGGCGTTAAAGCGAATAAGGGCTTCCGTTACGACGCGATGGGGTCCAGCCCAGCGGGAGTCGTACCTCCCAAGACCGGCGAAGAGATCTTCGCCGAGACCCGGTACGACCCGGAGGCGGGCTTCGGGACGGGCATCTATGGCAACGGCCTGTACTTCTCGGTTGACGAACGGGCCGCCAAGGTCTACGCCAAAACCCCCCCCGGGGCCCCTCGCGGGGCCTACACCCGGGCCGCGCTCAAACCGGACGCCAAGATCATCGAATACGACGAGTTGATCCGCCAGCAGCGTGCTTGGCAGCTCGAACAGGCCAGGCTGGGTACCACCCAGGCGCTGATCTGGGGGTTCGCCTCCGACCCTGGCCGTTGGGCAGCGATGCGTGGCTACGAGGTGATCCGGGTACCCGCCGGCCGTAGCGACGGTGCGTTGATCACTATCGACGGCAAACGCCGAGAACTGAACGCCGAACAGTACGTCATCTTGAACCGCGAGGTGATGATGATGGAAGAGGGAGATCGGAAGCCATGAAGCCGGAGCTGGAAAGACGAGCGGCTGCCGCGTTCGCTGGGGCCGCGTTGGTGATGCCCGACGAACGCGACCAGATCGTGCAGGACCTGCAACAAGCCGATACTTTCGACGAGCTGTCGCCGCAGACCCAGGAGCTGATCATCGAACTGGAGCAGCGCACCCATGACCAGCAGTACCAGGTGGTCGGCGGAGTGGTGGTCACGGTCTGATGGATGAACAGCAGCTGCAGGACTTCGAAGCTCGGGCTCGGGCCGACGCGGCGGGTGCCGCGCGGGCCGAGTCCGACTCGATCACGTCCGACGCGCTGCTGGTCTATCTGGCGGTCGCCGGGGCGCCCGGCAATCCGCTGCCCGAGTTCGCCCAGCAGACCCTGCGGACCATGCTGACCAGCCGGGTTGACCGGATGGTCCGGTTGGGGCCACTGCGGCGGGTCCTGCTGCGGGTAGTGCGGGACGGACTGACCTTTGGGATGTGGTCTGGGCTGACCGCGATCGGGCAGCGTCTGACCCGCACCCGGGTTCGGCGCAGCCCCGAGCTTCGCCGGGAGTTGAACGAGCTGGGTAGCCGGCTGCGTGAGGACATCAAGATCGCTCGGTTGTTGGTCCGGACCGCCCCTCTGCAGACCTTCGACCAGCTGCAGGCGGTGCTGGCAGCGGTGAGGGCCCCGGTAACACGTGCGGAGCGCACAGCGGCATGGGTAGCGAACCGAGCGATCGCGGAGGGGGCGGCGGCGGTCTCGGAACGTTACGGGCTACCCCGGATTTGGATCGCCGAGCGGGACGCCTGCCTACACTGCCTGGCCTATGCTGGCGAGGTCGCCCAGGCGGGACAGCCGTTCCTGGGCGGGTTGACCTACGGGGACCACCCGGTCGGGAACGACCCGGTCTGGCATCCGCCGCTACACCCGAACTGTCGCTGCCGCACTCAGCCCTGGGCCGGCAGCGAACCAGGTGTGGGCGACACCGAACTACCCGCCGTGCTCAAGCGCGAGGCACAGCGGACGGTCGCACTCGGCTGGGCCAAGGCCAGCGAGCCGGCTCGACTGCGGGCCGCCGACCGCCTACTGGACCGGGCCGATCTGCTGCTGAACAAGACCGTGATCCGCCGATCCCGTATGGCGCTGGCCAACCGCCGCTTTATCGACCGCCGGAGGCCGCGTTGAGGACCAAGAAGGGCCGCCCGGTCAAGGACCCGCTGTTCGAGAAGTCTCACCCTCGCGATGCTCGGGGTCGGTTCCGCAAGCTGACCGACTCGGAGCGGGCCGAACGGGGCTGGCTGGGGAAGGTCAGCCGAGCAGCCGCACCTGAGGTCAACCAGCATAAACCCCGACCTGGTGACCTGCCAGGCGACCACGACAGCATCGCCTCACTGGTCCAATCGGGTGACCTGAAGGTCAGGCGGCTCGGCGGTCCGAAACCCACCGACCAGCTTCACGCCTACTTCGCCACCCACGCGGCGTTCCATGACGAGAAGACCGGTCTGCGTGCTCGGCCGATGGTCGAGGGCGGGATCTGGCTGCGTCGGGAGGGAGACGCGGGATTCCGGGTTAAGTTCGAGATCCTAGACAAGAACGGCCGGCGGGTCGGCAAAGCGAAGAGGTCGTATATCGCCAGCCCAGACGGCAAGACCGCGCTCGCACTCCACGAACTGATGGAGATCAAAGATAAACGCCTACGCGGGGGTGGGTTCGCCAGCCGGTGGAACCAGCATATGGAGAACCTGTACCGGGCCAACGGGATCAGCGAGATCCACCTCGAAGCGGATATCGACGTCGGCGGATATGCCTGGGCCAAACAGGGATACGACTTCTACGACTTTGACACACTGAACCTGCTGATCCGTAACCGGGCCAGGCTCGAACCGCACGCCAGCGACCCGGCGATCGCCAAACTGATCGCCCGCAGTACCCGGCAGAACTGGGATAGGGGCACCGCCCCCACGCCCCTCGAATGGGCGATGGCTGGGTGGACCGAAGGAGCGCAGACGTGGCCTGGTAGGCAGTTGATGCTCGGCTCGTCCTGGACGGGAGTCAAGAAGCTATGAACGCAGAGCAGATGCTGGTCGAGGCAGCGCAGCTGCACGCCGAGCACATGGACCGGGTAGCTGACCGGGTGCCGGTCGACCAGTCCGACTCACACCCACATGGTGATAGATCGGACTACAACGAACACCACGCGGATGTGTCGGCCCCGCCGCAGGTCGATGATCAGCTGAATCGCCGGCTGGCCGCGCTGATCGAGCGGTACCAGCGGACCAACGGCATCGACTGAGGCTTGCCGGACGGTCCGCACATCCTGTATCGTTTACCTCACGTGGTTTGCCCGGGATGGGCGTGAGGACAGGAGCGGGTCGAGATGACCGAACTGCAGCCGGTGCTGCTTGGTAAGGCGAGTTGGGGACCGATCTGGTTGGCCCAGGGTGGGGCCGACTGGGTGATCGACGACAGCGACGACGACGGAGACCCGTTCGCCGATAGTGGCGGCGGTGACGACGACGAGGACGACGACGAGTCCGACGAGCCACCGCAGGCCAAGACCCGCAAGAAAACACGCCAGCAGGCCGACCCGGACGAAGACGAGTCCGGCGACGACCCGGAAGACGCCGACGACGAGTGGATCCCGCCGAGTCGTAGCGACTGGGAGAAACTGCGGGAGGCGCTGAAGCGCAACAATGGGCAGAACGCCAGGCTTCGGCACGCCGACAAGACCCTGAAGCGGTTGAACATCACCGACCTGGGGGAGTTCCTGGCCCAGCACGGGATCGACCCGACCTCGGGGCAGAAGCTGACCGACGAGCCCGACTCCGCCGACGATGAGGCCGAGACGAGCGCACCGCCAGCAGCCCCCACAACCCCCACCAAGACCAGCACCGCCCAGGACAAGGCCCGCCAGGCCCTGGCCGTGCAACGGGCAGCCGACAAGGCATCTGCCGAGGCCGAGGCCCGTTACAAGCCCGCGCTGGTCGCCAGCGCGGCCAAAGCGGCATTCATGGACGCCGGTTGGACCAGCAAGGACTTCGGGTTGGCGATGCGTCTGCTCGACCTGGATGAGATCGAGGTCGACTTCGGCGACGGGACCGAAACAGCCGAGCTGATCGGCCTCGAAGAACAGATCGAACGGGTCAAGAAGAGCTTTCCCGCGTTGTTCCGCAAGCGCCGGACACCGGAGCAGGACGACGAACTGACCAACCGTCGCCGCCGGAGGACCAGCGCCCGGGACATCGACGCCGGAGACCGGGGCCGGCAGGACGGTAAACCCCAGAACTGGCTGGACAAGGTCAACCGCCAGCTCGGCTGAAAGATGGATCGGCCCCCTCGCACGGGAGGACGCGAGGGGGCCGAACTGTGGCTGGCCTATGCACCCGACCTCCCTCGCCTGGGGTGCGCTGAGCCTGGCGAGGCCACGGTCCCCATCACGTCTCACCAGCCTGGGGGACCATTAAGCGTAGCGGATGTCCGATTTGCACGGCGTTTCCAGATTGTGAGTCTGGCGTGGTACCACTCCACCACATCCGCACCGGGGGCCAAGCTCTGGAATCAAACCGGATCTTCCCCCTAACTCGGGGGTGTGCTATCGCTACACCAGCTCGGCCACTGGATGGCCAGTGTAGCACGGCGGCCATTTGGCACGCACTGGGCTGCGATGTTACAATCGGGGTCACACGAGTAGGGGTCTTTCCGCCCGGGATGGGCAAGCAAGCTCCTGGCGCCCGAGATGGGCAGACATCTGATGATTCTGCCTTCCTGGGTAAGGAGACCCCATGGGCAAGTTGCTCGTGCCCGAGCACCTCGACAGCGGTAGCCCGCTCGGTATCGAACTTCTCGGCTTCGACAGCCACGGCGCCCCGATCTACGCGGTCAGCGGTGGTTCGGCGGTCAGCATCGCCTCCTGGATTCCGATCGAGTACGACTCCAACGTCGTGCAGCGGGTCCGGCGCGAGTCGGTGATCGAGCAGTACGGTCGTCGGTACCTGATGCGGTCCAAGACCAAGAGCATTCCCCGCTCGGCGGGCGTCTCGGTCTCGGCCGGTACCACCTACGTCGACGACACCAACGCCAACGACGAGATCACCCTCACCGCCCGCCGGTTCATCGCCCGGGTCAAGATCGACGAGGACGACCTCGCCGATGCCAGCACCCGCATGGACGTGATCGGCACCAAGGCGCTGGACTGGGCGATCGAGTACGCCGACGTGTTCGACAACGCCTGCCTGGCGGTCACCGGCACTGAGAACGGCACCACGGTCCCGTTCACGTCGCTGTACAAGCGGCTGCGTACCACGAACGCGTCCACCGGCTACACCGCCGACGGCAACTACCTGACCTGGGACGACGACTTCCCGGGTCTGCTCACGACCCCGGATGGCACGAGCCTCTACGAGAAGCTCTCCGCGACGTTCAAGAAGGTCGAGACCGGCAAGTACTGGTCCCAGCCGGACATGCTCGTGATCGCCCACCCGGGCTACCGCGACGCGCTGCGGCAGTGCCGCGACGCCCAGGGCCGCCCGATCTTCACCGACGGCGTGAACCTGCCCGGCAACGGTACCCCGGACATGCTGTTCAACACCCCGGTCGCCTGGTCGCGTGGCTGCAAGACCTCCGCCACCAACGCGGGCAGCCCGACCGGCAACGACCTGCTGATCTACGCCAACCAGCGGTTCCTGGCCCGAGGTGACCGGTCCGGTCCGGAGACGCTGACCGACGACGCGCGGGCGCAGGACGACACCGACGACTACGCGATCAAGTTCCGTACCCGCCGGGCGTTCCAGCTCACCCACGAGGCCGCTGCAGCGGTGCTCGAACGGATCACCGACTAACCACCCTCCGCCCCTCCCGAAGAAACAGCCGACGACGGTCCGCCCGCCCCGTCGTCGGCTGTTCGGGTACCCAGGACTGGAGGCCCGATGACCGCAATCGAGCAGGACATCGAAGTCGAGCAGGGGGCCACCTTCGAGCTGGCGATCGGCTGTCTGGACACCGAAGACGGGCAGAGCTTCACCCCGGCCGATCTGACCGGCTATACCGGGACGATGCAGATCCGGGCCAGCCAGGTCGCTACCGCCCAGCTTCTGGCGACTGCCACCGTGACGGTCGACATCGTCACCGGAGTGGTCCTGGCGACCATCGCGGACACCCTTACCGCAGCGATGACCTGGCGGTCTGGAGTCTACGACTTGAAGATCACCAACGGAACCAAAACCCACCGGTTGGCCCGAGGCAAAGCCCGATTCACCCTACAGGTCACCTCGTAAGGGGAGCGCGATGTTCGGAATGATGCAAGTACGAAAGGTAGCCGACCGCAGCTCGGGTGAACGCCTGCGGGTGCCGGTCCTGACTCCGGTCACTCTGGGGGACGGGACTGTCGTACAGGTCGAGACCGGGCGGGTCAAGCTGGTCAACCCGGACACCCCCGGCGACGCCCACGAGTCCTGGCCGCTGCTGGGGGTAGAGCTGGTCGATCCACCCCACGAGTGCAGCGTCCCAACCGGTTGGGTCGACCGGGGGGTGGTCGAGGGCTGGATCGAGCAAGTCAACGCGCGGGCGGTCGGGCGTCCCGCCGGTCCCGCCGACGAGCCCGCTTCAGTGATCCACAGGTTCACCCACGCCGACCAGTTGGTGTTCCACACCCTCGACGGCGAGTTTGTCTATGACGTGACCCACCAACCGGACAAGTACGCGGTGGATGGTGACGACGACACCCCGGTCACCGACGAGGTCTACGCAGCCGGGGCCACCCGGGTCGATTGGTTCTACCGGTTGGCGTTGGCCGAATACCCCGACACCTTCGAGCCGGACGACGAGGTAGACAATGGCTGATTTCGTCTACAACCAGGCCAAGGGCAAGGTCGCCGGGTGGGCCGACCAGATCAACACCAACTCCCCGACCAACAGCGCGTTCATCGTCGAAGCGATCAACACCTCGGCGACCGACGCGACCTTGAAGGACCTGGACAGCTTCGCCGCGATCGAGTCGGACGCCAACACCGCCGAGGTCACCAACTCCGGGTATGCCCGCAAGACCATCACCGACGCGTCCGGCATGACCGTCACGATTGACGACACCAACGACCGGGTGGATGTCGACATCGCCGATCAGACCTGGACGGCCGTGGGTTCGGGCACCGCCTGGACCGACCTGGTGATCGGCTACGACTCGGATACCACCGCCGGCACCGACTCCAACATCATCCCGGCCACCCAGCACGACTTTGCGATCACGCCAGACGGGTCGGACATCACCGCTACGGTGAACGTGTTCTATCGCGCTAGCTAACCGGGGCCCGCCATGCCCGCCACACTGATCGGTAGCAACACCTACGCTTTCGCTGACGGGAACGCGGGCCATGTGATCGACCTCGGCTCGGCCCCGAGCGTCGGACAGACCGACGTGCTGTGTGTCAACTCGGACACTGTCGTCACCACGCCCTCGGGGTTTTCCCTCGATGTCAGCCGGGTCAACTCGCAGGGTTCGTATGTCTACACCCGTAAAGCGGTCGGGGGCGAGAGCCAGAACGTCACCATCACCACCAGCGGCGACCACAACACCGCCGTGTCCTGGCTGCGCTGGGGTGGTCTGAACGCCAAAGACAACACCGCGAACAGCGGTGTCGACGGAGTTGCTGGGACGAGTTCCCCCTCGCACACGACCGGCACGCTGACCGCCAGCACCGAGCTGATCCTCGCCTTCGCCGCGTTGCACAGTCTCGGTGCGGTCCCCTCCTCGCCTGTCTGGGCGAACAGCTATACCGGCCAGACGGCGACCACCCAGGGCACCGGCAGCACCGGTGTCGCCAACTACGTCGGCTACAAACAGCCGGTCGGTACAGCCGCCGAGTCGCCGTCGGTCTCCTGGACCGGCAACGTGTCCGACCGGTACATGCTGACGATCACGTTCACGATCACCGGCGGGCAGAGCGCGGCAGCCAACACCACCACCGAAACCGACACTGCTGGGACATTTGGACGCCGACACACCCGCGTGTCGGGCACCACCACCGAAACCGACACCGCCCAGACGTTCGGACGCAGACACACCCGCAGCGTCGGGATCGCAGCCGAGACGGACACCTCGCAGACCCTCGGGCGGATCAAAACCCGGCTGCTGGGCACCGCCAGCCAAACCGACACCGCGCAAACACTGGGGCGGATCAAGACCCGCACCGTCGGGGTTGCCGGTGAATCCGACACCGCGCAAGCACTGTCGAGGGTCAAGACCCGGTCGGTCGGTATCGCCAGCCAGGCCGACACGGCTGTGACTCTCACCCGGGTCAAGACCCGCGCTCTGGGGGCCGCCGGTCAGACCGATTCGGCCCGGGGGTTCGCCAAGAGCCTCGGGATCAATAAGGCTCTGGAAGCCGACTCGGCTGTTGGGTTCGGGGTGACCGGCACCCCTGAGGTGGTTACCCCGGACGTTTTTGCAGTGCTCGGGCCGGTTGGCGGTCGAGCATTGATAGGACCGACACAGGGCATGGCCGTGATCGGGCCGGTGCGCGCAACCTGCCACCTTGACTGAACACATGCTACACTCGGGGTCACGAGGAGGCATCATGAGCGACGGCTGGGCAGATCAGGACAAACCGACACTCCAGCGGATGTGTCGGGACCGTGGACTGCCCGTCTCGGGCACCAAACAGGACCTGGTCGCCCGGCTGGCTCAATGGGAGCTTCGCGAAGTGGCGAAGCAGCCCCTGGGTGACCCGGACTCCCCGATCGAACCAGACGACGACCCGGACGGGTTGCGGGTCCAGCTCGACCCTGATCTGGCCCAGTATGCGATGGACAACGGGACCATCCAGATCACTGGGATGTCCGGTCCGCCGTTCGGCTACGAGGGTTACGACGAGGACGACGAGGACGACGACGAAGCTCCGGGAGCGGGTGATGATGCCCCACCCGCTCCCGGGTACCGTAATCCCCGTGGTGCCTACCACGCGGTGTTCCCCGTAGACAGTGAGCAAGTCAGCGATGAGGACCACATGTGGTACCTGACGTTGACCCACCAGAACGCCCGGGAGCTGGGCTACCGCACCCGAGGCGCACCCTACGCGGGCCGCCGGGTCGGGTTCACTAGGGCAGAAGACGGGCAGCTGTTGGCGGTCTACGAGATCTCGGCGAGGCAGTAATGGCCTGGGCCGATATGGAGTACATCGCCGGACTGGGGCTGCCCGAGCCCAGCCCAGGAAACCTGCTGCTCGCCCAGGTGATTATCGAGATCTTCTCGGGCACCACCGAAGAGGCTAGCGACGAGGACCTGATCTCCAGCCGGAACCTGACCAGGCTGGCCCAGGCGGTCTCGTTCCAGGCGGTCTGGCTGGAGGACCACCCGGACGCGGTCACCTCGATGGACGTACAAGGGGTCAGTCAGGACGGGCTGTCGGCCCAGTACGCGCACGTCAATGCCCACCTGCTGGCACCGCTGGCGAAGCGCTGCATCGACCGGCTGTCCTGGAAGCTGCAGCCGCTGCGGATCAAGGCCCCCCGGGCGGTCCGGTCGGACCGGGGTAACCGCGACTCAGCCATTCGCGACGATGAATTCATCTGGACCCCCCTACACGTCTAAGGAGGGCCCATGTCGGTTACGATGAACACCCTGGTGACGATCCTGCGGGGGCAGACCACCGACCCCTACGGTGACTCGGTCGAGGTCGACAACGTGGTGGCCAGCGATGTCCCCTGCTCGATCCTGGAGACCGGATCCAACGCTACTCGCCCAGCCGACGGCCGGACCGATAACGTCCGCAACTTCACCGCCCGCTGCTCCCGCAAGACCGACATCCGCCGGGACGACCGGTTGCGCGACCAGAAGACCCAGCGGGTCTACACGGTCGACGAGGTGATCACCCCGCTCGGGACCGTCGGTCACAACTACCACAACATCCGGGGTCGGCGGGTCACCTGACGCGCTTGCTGTCGACCACCCCAAGGTGAGATAATCGACGTGCCACCACGCCCCGGGGGAAACCCGGGTTTTCGTTAGTGCGACCGCCAACGAAAAGGAGGTGGCCCGGTGGTTGGCTATATCCGCCCCAACCCGGCATTTGAGCCGTGGTTCGAACACCGGGTCATCGGCTCCGAGGTTCACTACATCACCGAGGCGGTCGCGATGGACGCCCGCCGGGGGTGCCCGGTCGACCAGGGAGATCTGGTCGAGTCGATCGGGACCACCTACCACGACGGCGGCAAGGTCGGACGAGTCTGGGTCGGTACCGACCACTGGCAGCCGACCGAATATGGCGCTGAACCGCACCTGATCCGGATCCGGAACAAGAAGGTGCTGTACAACCACGAGACCGACGAGTTCTTCGGTCCCGAGGTCCACCACCCCGGCAATGCGGCACAGCCGTTCATGAGGCCCGCGTTGTTCCGCAGGCGCAGGCTGCCCCGGGTGGCAGCATGACACTCAGACCTACCAACGAACTGGTAGCAGTCGCCTGGCTGCGGGGAATCTCGGGACTGCCGACCTCGGCGGTCTCCACTATCCTGCCCGGACCCGATGATCAGTTCAGCAATACCTCCTGGGCCGCCTCGGGGTTCGTGCAGGTGGTTGCGATCGGCGGGGCTCCCGATCTGGACGTCCCGATCCGGCACCCGGTGTTCAGCGTCGACTGCTGGGCAGTCAACGTCGGCAAGAAGAACCCGCCGTGGGGCAAGGCCAACGCCCTGGCTGAGGCGATCGTCAACTCGGTCTACAACTACCATACCACCGACCAGTTCAAACGGCCGGTTGTCCTGCCCGCCGGCTACGCCTCCGCGCTGGTGATCGGGGCGCAGATCCTCGGCGAGCCCGCCCGCCGCCCTGCCGACCCGGCCAACTACGCCCGCTATGGTTTCGAACTCGAACTGACCTGGCTGACCAGCTGAAGGAGCAACGATGTCCCTCACCGCCTACAACGTGATCCAGGGTGTCGGGCGCCTGTACATCGGCGTTTTCGGCGCAACCGAGCCCGCCGATTCGGCGGTCAACTCCACCCCCCAGTCCTCGGCGTTCACCGAACTCGGGTTCACCAGCGACGGCGTGTCGTTCATGGTCAACCAGGAAATGTCGAAGATGACGGTCGACCAGATCGCGGACGCGGTCGGCACCAAGATGGTCAACCGGGTGGTCCAGGTCAAGACCAACCTGGCCGAGGCGACCCTGGACAACCTGCTGTACGTGATGAACTCGGGCACCCTCGCGTCCGGCTCCGGCTACCGCACCCTCGACCCGGTCTTCGACGGCACGGAGCTGCAGCCGACCTACCGGGCGCTGATCTTCGACGGCTACGCGCCGTCCAGCTCCGGGCTGGTGGTCAAGAAGCGGCGGTTCATCCTGCGCAAGACGGTCAGCTCCGACAACGTCGAAGCCCCCTACAAGAAGGACGGGCTGACCCTCTTCCCGGTCACTTGGGACACCCACTACGTGTCCCCGAGCATCGCTCCGTTCCACATCGTCGACGAGACATAATCGACGAGGTATTTCCCGACGTCACCGAGACACTAGGAGGCATCCCCGGTGGCTACAACACCCGCAAGGTCCGTGAAGAAGCCCGGAGTGGTTTACGAGGGTGAGCCGGTCCTGCGGCTCACTGGCAAGGCGACCGGCCCCAAACAGGCCGAGCGCGAGCTGCTGTTCACCATCGGCGACGAACAGTTCACCATCGTGAAAGACCCGCCCGGCAAGCTGCTGGTCCGGTACCTGCGGGACCTACGCGAGGTGGGGATGGAAGTCGCCGTCGCGAACATCACCCACTCACTGATCGGCAAGGCGGGCATGGACGCCCTGGCGGAGTGCGAGGACTTCACCACCGAGGACTTCCAGACGCTGCTGCGGGCGATCCAGCACAAGATCGCCGGCAAGATCGAGGAGGCTGCTGAGGGAAACTCCTAAAGCGAGCCGGGCAGGTCATGTGGATCCTGGACTACTGGGAGGATCTGGAGTCGGACTTCTCGGCCATCCACCGGTACGACGGAGACCTACTGGACATGCCCGCCTCGCGGTTGTGCCACCTGGCTGAACGGCTGTTCGCCTACCAGGGGGTGTTGCGGGCCCGGCTCGAAGAGCAAATCTCGAACGAGAAGCAACAACCGGTCGCGGCACCAGTCGGCCCGGCCCCCCAGCCGGTCCGGACGGTCGACCTGACCCCCCAGGCACTCGCTCTGGACCCGAACCTGCAAGGCCTGATCAGCTACGCGAAAGCACCGTCGGGAGGAGGCTAAATGGCGCGCCGAGGCTTCAAGATCGCGGACGGGTACCTGGAGATCACCGCTGACCGGTCCCAGGCCGACCGCGAGATGCGGGGGCTATGGCGCGACCAGAACGGCTACCTACGCGACGCCAAAGGTAAGTTCGCCAAGGGCGGAGACGAGGCGGGGGAGGCATTCAGCAAAGGCGTACGCGACCGGCTGGAACGCAACGGGGGCGGGTTCAACCTGTTCGGTCTGGCCCGCCGGGCGTTCCCCGCCGGGCTGCTCATCGGCAGGACCCTCGCAATGGGCATCGCGGCGGCGGTCGCTTCCGGGCTGGCCAACACCGCCATCCAGGTCGGTAGCCATTTCCTGGTGCAGTTCGCCGCCGCCGCAGCCCATGCCGGGGGGGCCCTGGCGTTGCTGGCCCCCGCCGGCATCCTCACCCTGGTCACCACTCTGCTCACGCTCAAGCTCGCCTTCAGCGGTCTGGGGACTGCACTCAAGGCGGGTTGGCAGGGTGACGCGGAGAAGTTCGCCCAAACCACCAAGACCATGGGCAAGGCAACCAACGGGTTCCTGGCTGACATCATCTCGCTCAAGCCAGCCCTGCAGGACCTGAAGAAGAGCGTCCAGGAGGGCTTCTTCACAAACCTGCTGGATACGATCAAGCCCCTGGCGACGATCTACCTGCCGATGGTCAAAACCAACCTGACGTTCATCGCCAACGCGTTCGGGGCTGCTGCCAAGGAGCTGTCGGCCTGGTTCGACACCCCGGCAACGTTCAAACTGATCGGCGGGCTGCTGGCCAACATCGCCCAGTCTGCCGACGGGTTGGCCTACGCCCTCACCCAGATCATCCCCGCGTTCCTGACTGTCGCGTCGGTCGGGTCGGGGTTCCTGCCGGGCCTGGCTGCCGGGTTCACCGAGCTAGCCCAGCACTTCAACGCGTTTATCTCTGCCGCTGCCGAGGACGGGTCGCTCAAGCAGTGGATCTCCGACGGCCTGTCGATGTTGGGCAGCTTCCTGGGGACCCTCAAAGACGTCGGCGGGATCTTCCACGCGATCTTCTCCGCCGCTCCCGAGGGCAGCACCGGGCTGCTCGGGATCGTCGGCAGTGTGCTGCACCTGTTGAACCAGTTCCTGAACTCGGCGGCAGGCCAGGGGGCGATCCAGGGGATCTTCACCGCACTGTCAACCCTGACCGGGGTGGCCAACACCCTATTGCAGCGGGCCGGACCGGGCCTGGTCGCTTTCATCCAGGGTCTCGGGGTCGGTCTGGAGGCGTTGCTACCGGCAGCCGGGCCGGTCGGTGACGCCCTCGGTGCGATCTTCCTTGCGTTGACCCCCATCCTGCCGCTGCTGGGCAACCTGGCGACGGTGGTCCTGGTCGCCCTGGCTGACATCCTGCGGGTCGTGGCGGTCGAAGTCGGCCCGTTCATCATGTTCTTCTCGCAGCTGGCGCAGGAGATTCTGCCGATGCTGCTGCCGCTGTTCGGGGAGTTCGTCAACGGGGCGCTGCCTGCCCTGGTCGAATTCTTCGACATGCTGTTCGCCCAGTCCAGCTCGGTGCTGCCGCTGTTCGTCGAACTGGCCAAGGTGCTGGTTGAGTCGCTGCTGCCGGTGATCCCGCTGCTGATCTCCCAGACCGAACCGCTACGAGACTCGTTTGTCGAACTGGTCCAAGCGCTGGTCCCGCTGATCGCGATGTATCTGCCAGGTCTGATCAACTACCTGCCGGTGCTGATCAAGTACTTCATCTTCGCCGTCCAGTACACCAAGCCGTTTATCGAGATCCTGGCTCTCGTGATCCGGGTGATCGCCAAGGTGATCGACATCTTGCACGCGATCATCGGCAAGATCGCCGAGTTCATGGCAGCGGTCCGGGGTATCTCCAGCGGGATCCAGAGTATCTTCTCCGGCTCGGAGGGCTGGCTGACCAACGCGGGCGACCGGATCATCAGCGGCCTGATCAACGGCATCAAGAACGCGGCCAACACCAAGCTGCAAAGCACCCTGCGGTGGGTCACCAGCCTGATCCCCGACTGGAAGGGCCCAGAAGAGAAAGACCGCAAGCTGCTGCAGCCGGCTGGCCGCGCGGTGATGGGCGGGTTCATGATGGGCATCGAACGCAGTCTGCCCGACCTACGGAACCTGCTCGGGGGGGTCACCGGCGAACTGCCCCGCTCGATCAACCCGAATCCGTCCGCCGGGGGCGGGCGCAGCGGTGCCCCAACGAACCTCGGGCCCTATGTTGTGCAGGTCGGAGACAAGACCATGGCGCAGTTCGTGATCGACGCGATCACCGGGCAACCGAAGGTGGTTGCCGACGCCCTGTCCGAGGGCAACCGTAGGCGTGGCTACCTCAACACCGGGCGGGCATCGTGACCGACAACGTCCTGTATTTCGGGGTCCCTGGGGCCCTGGTCACTCTACCCCAACCGCGAGGCGATGTCGAAACCACCAGGAGCCGGCTGACCCAGGAGTTCCCGCTGGGTGATGGCAGCTACCGGGCTCGCCGCAGCCTGCAGGGCAGCCGGCAGTTCCAACTGGCCTGGGAGCGGATCGACTACGCGACCCACGCGACCCTGCTGGGCTACGA